AAAGTTTGAATAACTAATGCGTCCCAACAAGTGTTAATACCGTCGTTATGTTCAGCAGAATCATCATCTTCAAATAACAAAACGCCCTGGTCATCGTACAAAAAAAGAATAGGATCGCCAGCATACAAATCAGTTCCAGTGCCTGTTTCCCAATCATCACAAGTCAAAGAAGTAAAAGTTCTAATTGTAACTTCTGTTTCTTCAGTCAAAACAAAACTAAATTGAGGCCCTTCATCGTAGGTATCTACGACAATTGTGCAATCCCAACCAGTTTCTGTAGCTTCACATATCGTTTGAGCAGGTGCAGCAGGCGCAAACCAAACAACACCAAGTAACGCTATTAATAAAGCTCTACTCGTTAATTTACAAAATGTTTTAAGTTGCCGGAACCTCGCCATACATCTCTTCCAAGTCGGACTCGTCAGGTATTGTTCTGTTTACTGCAGAACAAGACCCATCCTTTCCTAGAATAGACGCAGCGTATCCTTTCAAAAAGCTAAGAACAGCAGCACCACCAGAAGCAAGTATAAGTTTCCATTCAGAAATACCCATATCTACTATTGAGTTAGTACCTAATGTTCCACCGCAAGCTTGTAAAAATGTTGCTATTACACGCTCTACTAAATCTCTATAATCTATTTTTCCTATTTTGCTCATTTCATTAACGCCTTCCATGTGTTAGGTCCGCATATGCCATCAGCAACAAGACCCTTTTTCTTTTGAAATTGTTTCAATGCTTTAAGAGTATACCATCCAAAGTGTCCGTCAATACCTGTATTGCGAGCAGGGTACTTAGTTATCCTAAAACCAAGGGCAGCAAGCCTAGATTGCAACAATTTAACAGCAGGACCACGATTACCTTTACGCAAAATAGTTTTCATAGCAGCAGCTATTTCACCAAAAACACCACGATTTTGAGTTTTAGCTAACACAGTTGCAGCAATTTCAGCTTTAGCTTCTTTTTTGCCTTCTAACTTAGGAGCCGGAAACCAATCATATTTTTTACCATCATAACCATAAGCTTGATGATGCCACCATTCAGAAGGAACTGTTTTCCACAAACCATACTCTCTAGCTATTTTATTCACATCCCCTGTGGATATCTTTCCAACAATGCGAAAATCAACAGCAAAACCATAATTGCCTTCAGGATGTTTAGGTTGCTGCATATGCCAAGAACCCTGGAAACCACCGCCAAATACTCTGTCAGGATTAGCAACAAGGTTAGGAAAAGTACCTGCCTTGTAACGCCTATACAAATCTTTTTGCTGTGCATAAGTACGCACACCAGAACTAACAACTACCTTGCCTTTAACACGTGGATCAGCAAAAAACTTTTCTAAACGATATTTCATTTTAGGATGCAACTCATTTAAACGCACCCACTTGCTAGACGTAGGAATAGCCATTACTGACCTACTTCAGTTTTAAGCAAAGTTAACAAAGCATCATTAGCATCAGTAAAAGAAGCAGGAACGTTTTCACCAACGTTAGGTATTCCTCCTCCACCTACTTGCCCTCCGGTAGCAGGAACATTTAAAGTTTCTGCAGGAACTTCAGCATTACCTATCTGAATATTTTCTTCAGCATTAGCATTTGAAGAAGTACCTAAACGTTCTTTAACAATTTCATCAGCTTTAGCTAAACGCTCACTCATAGGCAAAGCATTATCAACTTCGCCACTAGCTACCTGAATAAGCATCTTGCCTTGCCAGGAATCAGGTTCATAACCTAAACCTTGAATAATGTTTGTTATTTCTTTAAATTGTTCACGTTGTTGTTGCTCTTCTAAAATTTGACGAGTTTCCCCATCACGTTTATCCATAGCCCCTAACAGCCGTTCTTCCATAGCAGCTATTTCAGCTTTTAATTGATCTGGTTCCATTTTACTATTTTCTCCTATATTTTCATTATTTTCAACAATACTTTCATCGCTATCAAAAACTAAGTCTTTTGCCCAAGTAACAAAACCCTCTTCACCCATATTTCCGTAAGCCAACGTAGCAAAACGTTCACCAGCTTCATAAGGTTGTGTGTTTATTAAAGCGATAGTATCTAATAGCCAACCAACAGCTTCATCATCAAAAGACTCAAAAGCTTTTTTAAAAGGAGCAAGCTCTACCCTTCTTTGAGCAGCTTCATCCCTTACTTTTTTTAATTCCTTTTCAATGTCACCCATTAACCTTGTCCTAAGATAGCTCCTAATTGTTGATCCATTTGCTGAGGCGATTCAACGCCCTCTTGCATTATAGGCATTTCTGGAGCTTGTTGTGGTGGAACCATGCCTTCTTGACCAATTTCAGGAACAGGAGCCATTGCTTGTTCAGCCATAGACTGTGCGCCAGCCATCTGGATGTCCTTAGCTTGCCCTTCAGCTTTAAAGTTCTTGTGCGTTTGCACATGATCAGTAAATAATTTCTGTATAGGGGGTGGCAGCATTTCCCAGCGTTTCGTAGACATAAAAGCACGATGCTCTTCTATATGAACATCATGATCATCGTCTTTATCCCATTCAGGATTACCTATTTCTCCACGAGCCATTTGAGCATTTTGACGTTTAGCTTTAGCTATTTGTGGAGATATGCCAGCAATAATATCGTCAGAACCTGGCAAGTCAGCAATTCGCACATATTGTGCAGGAGATTGTATTAAACCCATTTGTAACATTTTGTCAGCTTGTTGAACCATAGCTGTACGTGACCTTGATTGAATTTGTTCCTCTGGAACTTTAACTTCAAATTCAGAAGACAAATCTGAGCCTTTATGAGGAAAACGTTCAGGTCCAAACCCAGCGTCAACAACAATAATTTTTTCTTTCTTTTGAGTTTTTTGATAAATTTGCAAAGCCATTTGCCCAATGTCAGCCCAACACCGAGCTGTTTCTTTAAGTAAACGCCCTGTCGGAGAAGAATCTTTTTCCGCAAGAATAGACAACCCACTACCTGACTCTATGTTCGCAGGAGCTAAACCACGAGAAACATCATGCACTCCCATAATGTCATCAATCATCATGCTTGCACGATCAATAATAGACTCATACCAAGTTTGCATTCTTGGTTGTTCAAGATAAGAAGGCAACTCTACGCCATCTGGCCAAGGTTGAAAACCTGGTTTGTCAACCATTTCCTCAACATAAGGTTCTGCGGAAGCAGGAAACAAAGCCCGAATAGTGCCAAGTTCTTTAGCATGTTCAGCTATTCCAGACCAAATACCGTTAAGTATTACCTGTATTTTACGCACATCATCCATGTACGTAGTTCCCCACCACTGGTTTTCTTCAACTGTTTCACGTGCAACACATATAGGCAGCCTATCTGTAAACGGAAACGGCCAATCACCTTTTTGGACTACCTTGCCATCTATAACAACTTGAAAACCACCTTTGCTTTTACCAATAGGTCGTTCATAATAAGTTAAAATTTTAGTTAACGCAGGAAGAGTAGACTCTCCACTACCCCACGACTGATGCAACATTCTATGTTGAAAAGGAGCTAAACCAGCGTGTGCATCAGCAGCAGGTTCTTTACGCATTTCAAACAAAGCCTTAACTGTTTTAGGAGGCAAAGCCTCAACTTTAATACACCAACGAGCTGTTTCAGCACTTCTAGAACCTGGCTCAACCATAAACTCAGCCAAAGACAAAGGTTTAATAGTAGGCAAACCATCATCAGGATCTATCTCAATCATTAACGCAGCAGTTCCACCTTTACAAGTAGCAGCCATATGTTCTTCACGAATAACTTCCCAACGTTGACTACGATGCAAATCACGCAAAATAGCTTCACCCAAACGAGCAGCACGAACAGATTCATCATCAGCACCAGTAGGAGTAACTTCATACACCAAATTACGTTGAGTTAAATTAGCAATAATAGTACGTTGGTTCGCACGCATCTTATTAAACACAGCTTGAATACGATCACGATCTTCAACCTGTTCACTTAACCTAGTAACAGCAGCATTCCAACGAAGCCATTGCATGCCA